AGGGTAAGAGCCGTTACAAAAGACTGTAGGTTTGCGTCATATGCCAATACGTTTGACCCAATCGCAACTCCTAAATTTGTTCTTGCTGTCGATGCATTTGCCACATCTGACAAATTGTTTGCAGCTAGTAAACCGCCTGTGACAGGTACGGAAGCAAATGTAGATGTAAGATCTACTACCGCCGCGCCAGAGCCTGCGCCATCACAATAAATAATTGCGGAGTTTCCGTTAGTAACACTTACGTTTGCGCCTGACCCTTGTGAAAACGTAGCTGTCTGCCCAGAGTTGTTTTTTACAAAATACAGTCTTTTGGCGTCATTTGGAGCGACTGTTATAGTGTTTGTGCCAGAAGGTGACCCTCCTAATACAAGAACTTTATACATTCCATCCGATAAAGAACCATCTGACGTGGTTAGGGTATGCGTTGTCCCAGACAAAGTTATGTCTCCAACACCTACTGCCAAACGATCAATAATATCAAAGTTAGTATTTGTAGTAGCCCCCCATGCACCAGATTGTGTTCCCGGCTCTATCTTTTCTATACCGCCGTTTGTTGTGTATGTGCTTGCCATATGATACCTCCTACGCCGCTATTTCCGTCCAAGTTGTATTTGCACTTGGGGTTATATTACTCCAAGAAGTCCCCGGACTCGGTGTTACATTACTCCAAGAAGTCCCCGGACTTGGTGCTATACCACTCCAAGAAGTCCCCGGACTCGGTGCTATACCACTCCAAGAAGTCCCCGGACTTGGAACTATATTACTCCAAACTAACGGAGATGTCACCTCGCCTGTTGCAGAAAGTCCTGTAACTGAAACAACAGTGTCACCTGTGACTGTAACATCACTTAAAGCACCCGTTGCAGAAACTCCTGTAACTGAAATAGCCACATCAGTTGTAGCTGTAACTGTGCCTACAGAACTCGTAATTTCTAACCCTGTTGGGGTAACAACTATTTTAGGAGTAACGACAACAGCTTCGACACCGCCTGTAGCTTCCAACCCTGTTACTGAAACAATAGCTCCTGCGGCGGCTGTAGCATCATTAACTGCTCCTGTACCGCTTACCCCTGTGGCAACAACAAAAGAATTGCCCCCGGGAGAAAGACTTCCTACAAACCCTTGAGCCGCTAAAGAATCTACTGATACAACCGCTGACGCAGAAACAGTAACGCTGCCTACATCTCCAGTTGCTCCCAAGCCTGTAACGGAAACTGATGAATTAGCGTTTACACTTACTGACCCTAAAGCACCTGTTGCGGCTACACCTGTAACGGATACTGATACTGATGCAGCAGTGCTGCCACTACTCGCAAGTGTTGCGGAGGCTAATGGTGTAAAGCCTAACATTTATTATGACTTCCAGTAAGTTCGACCTTTTGTGATCGTGGAGTTTACTCTAGTTAAGTCTTTTTTAGCGTCCGTATATTTGCTATCTAACACTTCCATCTCTAAATGCATGACCATATTACCGACTTGCTTTTTCTTTTCAGAATCTGTTTCTTGATCCATTTTCATGCCGCCAATAATGTTTTCAATTCCGTCGCACATATGTAATAGTTTTAAATAGTCACGATCTAATTCATTTACAGCCATATTAACTTCCTTCTAATTCTTTAACTCGCGCTGTCAACGCATCTACCTTTGCCGATAATTCCTGCACGGCCTTCACTAGAATAGGGTATGATCGCACATAATCCGCTTCTAATTTTTCTGGATTTTCCCACTTTACAAGTCTTGTTCGAGATGTTGATGAGTGTTCAAGCTCCACATCATACAAATCTTGAGCTATAAACCCCATGTCAGGAGTTGCACCCAAAGACCCATCGCGCCTGTTCCAAGTAAATTGCACTGGGCGCATGTCGTTTATAAAGTTTAAGCCATACGGTAAATCTTCTATAGCAGTCTTGTCTCTTTCATCAGATAGGCTTGAGATTGTTTGGACATTGCATCGTAGCGTTGATACGGAACTATTACCAAGAGTAACTTCATTTGTAGCTGTATTGCTTGATGGATCTGCATCATACCCCAATATGGTTAAATTAGACCCTGTTGTTACATTATACCCTGCATCTCTGCCTACATACGTATTATTATCCGAAGTAGTCTGACTATACCCTGCTCCTGATCCAACAGCAGTATTGCTATCTCCACTAGATATAGCCTGTAATGTACTGCGTCCACATCCTGTGTTTTGAGCACCACTTGTTAAAGCCTTTAGGGAATTTATCCCGAACCCAGCATTGCTTATCCCTGTCCCACCTGCATACCCAGCCTTCCAACCAACAAATGTACAGTAATCACCACCGTCCATATCATAGCCTGCTTGGTAACCTACTATTGTACAATAATCAGAGCTACTAGAGTAGCTATAACCTGCTTGATAACCCACAGAAACACTTTGATTGCCTGTTGTTCTAGAATTAGTGCCTATTGCTATGCCATAAGTGTGTAAGGCTTCAGCGTTATAACCCACCGCAATAGTGTAATCCACTGTATTTACATTAGAGCCTGCACTCCACCCGATAGCGACATTATAATATGGACTAGTTGTGGATGATTTGCCTAAAGCATCATGTCCTACTGCCACAGACCGATAATGATTGCCATCTGACATGGAATATGCCCCAACCGCTACAGATTCGTCTCCAGTACAATCATTCATTGCAAGGTAGCCAACAGCGACCTGATAATCTTTGCTATCGCTGTCGTACTCACCTGCATAATAGCCAAGATAAGTGCCACCAGTTAATAAATCACCGCCACCTGAGTAATAACCAACAGATGTTGTGCCAAGGTCCGTCGTATTGTTTTTCATAGCGTTGTAGCCTACGGCAGTGCAGAAAGTAGCCGTAGTTAACGCAGCGGCGGCATTGTCCCCAATAGCAGTGTTTTGCTGTGCGTCTGACGTAGCAGCGGATAAAGCCGAATTTCCTATGGCAATATTATCAGTTCCAGGATCATCAGGCCAAGCACTTTGCCACAGCATTGCAGTGCCTGTTTGATCGGGAATAGTAACTGTTCGATCAGCGGTTGGGTCAGCTACTGTAACTGTAGTCTCAAAGTCATCAGCCGTTGCGCCTTCAAAGACAATATTTGCGTTATTTAACGCAATGTCACCAGAAAATGTGCCGCCACTTTCTACAATTAAATCTTCATTTGCAGCCGTGATGAATACAACTGCGCTGCCACTTAGATCAAGCAATGAACCTGTGGAGCTTTCAGTCAGCGTTCTGGATAAGGTAGTGCCAGAAGCAGTATATGTGCCTGTACCGATCTCAAAAGCAGAACCATCTTCTATGGTATACCTGACTGTCTGACCATTAGTAATACCGCCGTCTGCGAAAGTTTGAAACCCCGCCTCCGCAGATCCGAGCGTTATCGTGCCAGTGCCAGTAGTGCTAGTAGCGACCTTTACTCTATTGGCTAATACAACCATTTTTAAGCAATTCTAATAATAGCCGTTGAAGCACCCGCTGCAGGGAAAGCAATTTGAAAATCTCCTGCTGTAGATGTCTTGTCAGAACCAAAGTCCAAAACAACAACCGTGTCTGTAGTTCCAGAACCACCTGCTGTTTGCGTGTTATAAATTAAAGCACCACGAGCAGTAATTGTTGCAGATGTAAATGTAATGTCAGCAAAGTCTGTAAACGCTGTAGTTCCAGATGTTGTTGGAGTTACATTTGTTAACGTGCCACCACCTGCAGAATACGAACCAGACGCAGAAACTTCGTTAGAAGTTGTATACGCTGTAGTTGCCGCAGTAAATGAAGCGTTATTGTCATACAGTGCAATCTTAAATTGATCGTTTCCGTTTGTAAAATCGTGACTACCCGTAAGCAGCTCTTGCTTAAAAGAAGTACACATAAAGTTTCCAGAAAAGGCCATATTAAAGTCTCCTTATAAGTTCAGCCAGTTGGGGATGACCCGCATCTTTTATTGCGTTGTACACAGTCGTACGGTCACTGCGAATAGCTTGTCGCATATAAAATGCAACGAGTTTTTCAATGTGCTTGGAAAAAGCACGGGCTTGGTCCCTAACGCCGGGATGCGTATCATCGGAGACCGATATAATTTTTTGAACACACTGTTCTGCAAGTTCATCTGAAGTAAAACCACGATTATTTGTTGTGTTGACTCCTACTATAGTTTCATGTTGTGGTACACTTACGTCTATTTTAAACATTAAACATCCTAACTGACTGGGTTTCTTGGTTGTCCAGAACGATAAGTGTCTCCTCTTAACTTACCATCTCCAAGATTTTTAAGAAGCCCGATAGAAAAAGCATACATTTTGTTATACACATCTACCATATCCTGCTCACCCTTCATAAACCGAATTGCTTCAACTAATGCACCATTAAGTAACGCGGAATCAAACTCATCCCCCAACCATGTAGTTCCTGCAGTTACAATTGATTGTGGGTAATATCCATAATGTAGCTCCGTTTGATACGCTGTATCTGGTGTTGGTCCTAAAATAAATGCACTATCATCAAAATTTGCGTAGTGTACGGGCACGCCTGTAGTGGTTTGCTTTGGATATGCTTCCCTAATAAAATTAACATCTTTATCTAGTAAGTATATATAATTACTAGAACTATCAACAATTGCCAAACTATACGTGTATAAATAATCTGAAGGCAACGCTAAGTATTTATCATTTGCGGTTAAAGTAGCAGTTACATTCTTGCGTAACGCTGGTAGCTGCACAGAGTTATATATTTTTTGTTCTGCTTGCTGAGTAAACATAGCTAATTGGTCGTCTGTAAACGTGTTCTCACAGACATCTTCTATGTTTGTTTTTAACTCAGTATAATTCATGTGCTACGCCATTGGCCCTCTTGCATATAAACCTTTTGTGGCAGCGCCTGTACCGCGAACCTTTACCCCATTAGTTTTTTTAGGGGTTTTTGCAGTTTTAACAGGTTTACTTACCTTACCGCCTTTTTTGTAACCTTTTTTCATCATAGTAATCTCCTATATCATTGTTACAATAACTCAACTGACAAATCTAGTAGAACTCGTAATATTATATTGTATTAAGCTGACCCCCCATACCGCTATGATGTTGACAATAGTAATAAAGAGTAGGAGCACCAGAAGCGACAGTTATAGTTGAAGTATACGCGGATGTATCTATTGTTACCCCCGTTGTATATTCAGACCCCCCTCCATGCGTTCCATCAGAAGTAGTTGAAAAACGAAGAGGATGCCCTGTAGCTGCTGACCAATTAAAGACGTACGTGCTACCCTCAGACAAGTTAAGAGTTGGCTGTAAAACACTATCAATATAGTATTTATTTCCCGAACCGGGGTTAGCCACGGTAACCGTATACCCTGTGTCTACACTTATTGTTGGATCACCAATACCTAAAGTGCCAGCCACACCTGTAACGTTAATTGCACCGCTTGTGCCAGAAGTAGCCGTTACTACAACAACTCCCACGCCTGATTGTGCAATTAAATTATTATCTTGTAAGTTGAATGGATCATTTAAACCTACAGGATTAAAACCATATTGGTTATTCCTAGAAGGTGTTAATTCAGCAGTATCTGGACGAGGGTTGCGAAGTGCCTGCGGGTCATCTACGGGAAATTCTCCTAATCGAAGCTGTGGATGATCTGGATTCCAACATGTAGGACACGCAAGTGTATTTGTATTATTTCCTTTTACATACAAAGGACGTAATTCTTTTAATCTATAAGAGAAGCCACAAACATCGCATATAGCTAATGCTTTTCGTGCAGACGCAAAACGGTCCATTACGGCCTCATCATATTAGGCACAAATCGAAACGGGGTTTTTTCTCGGTCCTCTCCCGCCGCTAAAACAAATTGTGCCTCATACTCTGCTTTTAGCATATCCACACGCGGAGCTAATTCAGATACTTTCATAGCAATATGGTACGCCAGCCCCGCCACCAAACACGGGAGGAAGCGGAAATTCATATCCGCTGTTTGAGTACCAGAGCCAGCGTCTTCAATCCTACGTAGTCTCCAATATACAAACGTATATTCATCAGAGCTAGGAACAGGCCATACGGTGATGCGTGGTTGATCTCGTAAACGCTCAATGAACACTTGAATCGGTCTACCAGTATCAGTTTTATTTGGTATAGTAGCAAACGTACTTACACTGATTCGTGATATTGTAAGGTCTTGTTGTGCAGTACCACTACCTGTACGCACCACTTGTTCAAGCAAATCAATGGTGTCTGCGGGAAGATTGTAAGTAGCAGTGCCTTCCGTAAGGCTTACAGTGCCTTCATCAATCGTCCATAAGTTTATTCCACGATTTTGCCATTCAATAGTCATTAAGTTCATCGAGCGACGAGCAGTGCGAAGGTCATACCCAGATCGCATCTCTCGACCCGCACGTTCCCATGCTTCTTCAGCGATCTCCGTGAAGTCCATGTTAAACGATGTGGTGCCCGATGTAGCCATATTTATTTACCTTTAAAGTGTGCTTTTACTTCTGCGAGTAGTTTAGCCTTAGATTTACGGCGATCTAATTCAATTCCTTCTTCTCGCATAAGAGTTTCAAGCTCTAATTTAGACATACTGTCATATTTGGGCTTCAACTTTTTAATAGAGACCGCAGGTTTTGGGGTTTCTGATTTAACACCCATAGATTTCATTTTAGCTTCTGCTTGTGCTTTTGTCATCAAGTCAAAAACTTTTACTTCATAAGTACCATCGGCATTCTTTGTGCCAATTTGATACACTGGTTCACCTGAAGAGAACCTGCCATTTTGAAAAATTTCCATATCTTACCCTTATGTATATAGTGTTTGTTTCCTTCTATTTTCCATAACTGCCCCACAACCTCTGGCAATTGAGCGTTTGCGACGAGCTAATCCACCACTTGACAACTTTACTGTAGCAGCTTTTGTATTCTTTACTACTGTTTTGCCTTTTTTCCCTTCGCGTTTTTTCTTTTGCGCGGTTTTTCTTCTTTCTTCCCTTGAAAGACTATTTGCTTTAGCTTTTGGAAGGCACCTGTCAGGATTCTTTTTATCTTTTGAAGTGCCGCACGGACCTTTAACTTTGCCATCGGTTCCAATCCTCACCCATTGTTGGTCTCGCCATTTCTTTAGCTCGCCCATTATTTCTTCGCCTTTTTACCTTTAGATCCTTTTGCGTAATTAGGGTCTTTACAGTATTTAGACGCTGCCATGTTTGCATACGCAGAGGGGTACGTATCAAAGGTGCGTTTTGCCCATGCTTTACCCTTCGCACAGATCTTTCCTCCTGATTTGTAATATCTACGCATAAAGTATCACCTCATCTTACAGGGTTTAGCGCCGCGAGCCTTACCATACCCACGAACTTTACCACCGCCACCAAACTTTCTAGGTTTAGCGTACGGGCCTTTACCTTCTAGCATCATTATCTCGTCCAACAATATTTGGTACATATCGTCATCAGGCGATAGCCCCGCTAGCTGGTCTCTTAATTGTGCAGAACGGTTTTTGTTCATAGCATTTTAGCAGGGCGTACGCCTTTACGGGCAATACCTGCTCCTCTTACTTTACCGCCTTTAGCTGCTCCTTTAGTTTTACCACCTTTAGCTGCACCTTTAGCTTTACCACCTGCGGCATAACCTTTTTTAACTTTACCGCCAGCTTTCATTTTACCTTTGCCGTCAGCAGCGTAAAAAGGAACCATATCGCCCTGTTTATTTTTAACCATTTCTAGCTTGCCACCAGCTTTGAAGCCTTTTTTCATTTTGCCACCAGCTTTAAAGCCTTTTTTCATTTTGCCACCAGCTTTGAAGCCTTTTTTCATTTTTGAAGGTCGTGCTTTAGGTTTCATCATTATCAGTCTCCTTATACAAATTGTTAAATACTCTATCTGTATCCCAAACGTAATCTACATCTTCTTTTGAACCGTAGGAATGTTGATTCGGTTTGAAGTCTGGAGCACCTTGCCCTGTTTCAAACCACGCAGGGTGCGTAACACGAACCCGATTATTTGGTAATGCTACCATATTTCCAGTGTACTCTCCAGCGTCTAACAACTCAAGTACATGGCTTTGTTTATGTTGCGCTGGATCGTCTGCAACCTCACTATCAGTGTAGTCAACAGTAAAATAGTATTTTGCAGGATAAAACTCGCCATCAACTTTAGCTATCCATGGTGCAGGAGATGCGCGTTCTATTTTATAAACTGAATGAGTATGAGACATACAATCCCAAGGTTGTGCCATATACGGAGGCAATTCCGTAGGCCATTCTTCCAGCGGAGTATCTGCAACTAGGGCAGTAAGCGGCATACGCGCCCACATGGCTCCGCCATGGACGTTTGGCTCATCTGTATCGTCAGACTCGCAGCCAGTGAAAATCACTTGAAAACTAAGTGTTCTGTTTGGCATTGTAGTTACTGCAACAACCATGGCGTGTAAAAACTCTCCGTGATAGTCTTCTAAATTCTTTGTGTACTCTCTTCGTACCCATGCCTTAAAATACGGAATACTACTTTGTAGATACGGCATTAAGTTCCTTTTTACGTTTCTTTGCTGCCGCTTTCTTACGTTGTTGAGACAACTTAGAAGGCGACGTTTGTATTTGTTTTTTCATGTTTGCACGACTAATAGCCACTAGCAATTCCACTTCCGTAGACTTTTATTAATACGACTATTTGGATCATTAGCTGTTTTTGCGCTTGTACGGCTTTTTTTCATGCCCTTCATACGAGCGCAAAAAGACTTACGCCGTTTAGCAGCTTTAGAACCTTTTTTAAGTTTGCTAGGTTTTGTAGTGACAGCAGTTTTTAATTTGCTGCCGGGGTTGGCTTTGCGGTAGCTTGCGACACCTTTTGCATTGAGTCCACCAGACTCACTTTTGCCTTCTTTACGTTGCCAAGCAGGGGACTTTACACCCCCGCCTTTTTTATAATAAGCCCGCATGTAAGCACCCTAATTGTAGAACACTGTTATGGCAGTGATGTTTGTTGCTGCAGATATATACACATCGGAAGCACATCTAATACCATCATTAGGAATATTGACAGAATGTGAGTCAGACACTTTAAAATCCAAATCTAACACTGTACTGCCTCCATTAGCGTCAGTAATTGTTAGCCTGCCCGCACCGCCAGAGTCTGTTAAAACTTGTATTTGACGAATACGTGCGGGGCCAACCGCTAAAGAACCTGTTCCAGTAACACGTTTTGTTAATACGTCAGAGGAATGACTCATGTATCACCTCCAATTATGACGCGTCTGAAGAACTAGAAATACCTATGAACTTCATAACTACGACAGTATCACCACCGGGATCACCAGAAAGTACAACTTCAACCTCATCTGCGGTAGCAGTTGCAGCAGTTGTTGTACCGCCAGACATACCTAAAACACCGTTACATGGGAAAAACCCTTTAAAACCAGTGCTGTTTACAGCAGCGGTTATACCATCAACAAAACCGTCTGTGTCTGCATCTGTTCCAATATCAACAAGATTTACAGCATTAGCTGCTGCAGTGGTTACGGCGATCATAACACCCATAGGGATAAAGTTTGAAGGAATACCAATTGAAGCCTCTTTGCCTGTGGTTGCACCATCAGCAACAGTCACTGTTGCGGTGTACACAGATAAAGTCATTTCACTAGTGAGATCACCAGTTGTAGAGCTTTTAACAATATTTTTAAAACCGTTTTCCGACCTTACTGGGCCAGCAAATGTTGTATTAGCCATGTGAATCTCCTGTCTTGGCTAGTGTCAGTCACCCCATGCGACTGTCAGGGATTGATTTCTTATATCATAAATAAAATAAAAATAAAGGGGGCAAAGTAAATCGCCCCCTTTTAGTGTGGTTACGCTCCGGGTGAACCGAAGATACCAAGGGGATCTGAAACCCCAAACGAATAACGCTCACGGGCTTTATAGCGACTATTGCCTGTGTCGAAGTCTGCATCCATAGATGTAGCCATCGGAGCACGAACAAAATGCTTCAAACCGTTTGGAACGTCAGTCATCAAGAACCAAGCGTCTGTATCTGTTAGATAATGATTAACTGAATATCCTTCAGGTACAGAACCATTGTTGCGAAGTGCGTTGATGTCATTATCCGCTGTTCCAACACGACCTTCTGTTTCTAGAAGGCGAGTAGCAACAAATTGTAAGTTTGATGGAATAATCAACTTACGCGGCATAGCTGCAATCAACAACCCACGCTCATCTGTCCACTGACCAATTTGAATAACAGACGCTTCCAAAGAAGTTTCGTTAAGGTCAGAAGCTACTGCTGGAGTATTTGAGTTACTTCCACCAGATACAAGTGGGTGGTCAGTTGCACACAATGCTTTACCGTCACCATAAGTTGTGCCTGCAGCGAATGCATTATTCAACACAGATGCAGCCTTAACTTGTTTGGTGTACGCCATCGCACGAGCCAACGCTTTCGTATAACGTGCAGACAATGAGTCGTACAAGTTATCCTCAATAGCTTCCTCAGTGATAGAGAAACCCATTGCGATGGTTTCGTGTGTGTAACGTGCAGTCCACGCTTCTTGTGCATTATCGTACTCAATTGCAGAACCTTCGTCTTTGACTGGTGCTGCAGAAAAGCCTGATAACTTGGTTTCTTCTTCAAACGAGCGATCTGAAGATTCAGTTTCATAAATTTCGGCGTGCTCTTCACCGTACTTTGCGTACTCCATTCCGAACAGAGCGTTCAGGCCGGGAAGGAGTTCTTTAAGTAACTGGGCGCGTGAAATAGCCATTGTCTACTCCTCCTTATACGCCAGTCGTGTTGTCATACTGATGGCCTGCGTTCCATTTAACGTAGGCTTCGGTATAACCACCCGAGCTGTTTTTGGTTTCCTCAACCAAACCGACGATACGGAAAGGAAGAGTGTTTGTAGTTGCAGACGTATCTGAGATACCACAACGAGAATTACCCGAAGTAGAATCACCAGTATTGTCTACACCCGCGACGTTAGCACCAACATCTGTCTGTGCCAAATCACCAATAGTGGTGCCTGAAGACAGTACCGCAGCTTTGTATAGGACATCAGTGCTATCAGCAACATATGCCTCTATATCCGAAGCAACAGTGCTTGCTGGATAGTTTTGGCGAAATACTTTGTAGCCAAGATTAGGGTCTGTATAAGAACAGCCAAGAAAGACACCCACGGGTGTCATAGCAGCGTCAAACGTATCACGTTCAACGGTGCCCCCGGTAACTAGTTTAACAGCATCCCCGTTAAATATAGCCGTAGCATAACCACTTGCGATTTGAAAGTGGCGAGTTACGCCCACGAAAGGAGAGCCGCTCAACAATTTTACCGGAACGAGTCCATAAGGACCGCTTACAGTAGGATAAGCCATTTTAAGCTCCTGTTAAGTTCCGTTACCAAAAGTGACCTTCGTTTTTCTCTCGTTAAAAAGAGGCATACGAGGATCGTTCTCACGCATGAAATTGTTGTCTACAGCATTCATTTGAGACTTACTTTGTGTATCATAATACTCATTTCGTTCCTGAACTAGTTCTGTTGGAGCTTTGCAAAGCATTAAACCACCAATTACCACGTTGTCAGCAAATCGTTCATTTTCGATAGTTACCAACGTAATTTCTGGATGGTCTGCTGCCTTTACAGGCTCCCAACCTTCACGCATTTTTGAAGAAACATTTGTGGCATCAGTATTGCCTTGTGTGCTTACGCGAATCCAACGGTAAGAATACCCGTCTTCAGGTGTTGGCGATGGAAGAGTTTCCGGACGCTGCCAAGACTTCTTACGAGCAGTTTTCTCGCGAGTTTGTAATTCACGGTCAATTCTGTTTTCAGCCATTTTGTTTCCTCATGTCTATTGCAACCTGTTTGGCGTATTGTTGCGGGGTCAGTCCAAGCCTCTTGGCGATCTGCACTTGTGTCTTAGTTAATGTCACCTTCTTCGGCGCAGTGCTGCGCGTTGCTGGTGCCACAACCTGTGCTTTACGCTTCGGCTCCGGGGCTACCTCGACTTCTTCAGTGTCCTCAAAATTTTCGGGGAACACTTGCCGCATACGAGTGTCGATCCGCTCGTAGTATTCTTCTGTTTGAGGACTAACGCCCTCTTTTTCGAGCTTATTATGCAACCCCAGCGCAAAGCTCGTCATTTCATCATCCACACCAAACCAAGAATTGTTATCTTTCCATTCTAAGGTTCGCTTATCGACTTGTGGAGCCGGGGCGGGTTTAGATACTTCTGGTGACAACTCTACAGGTGTTTCTTCCTCCTGTAAAGCTGGTACTTTAATATTGTTTAATTTATCAAGCCTAATCTTAGCATCTGATAACTTATCTTGTGCGTCTACTACCGCATCAGCATCACCAGCATCATATGCTGTTTTGTATGCTGTTTTTGCAGTAGCTAATTGAGCTTCGGCGTTTTTCTTAGCTTGAGATATAAGTGCTGTCTGACTCTTATTAGTAGACTCTTTTAGTTTCTTATTCTCTTCAAGTAACTGCTGTGTAGCACGTTCAAGTTCCACACTTCTACGTTCCGCCTCTTCTTTTCTACGACGTTCTTCATGATACCCTTTAGAAAAATGTTTAATTCTATTTTGGGCACGTTCAGAATACTCTGCAAGTTCCTCGTCAGTGACATCTGCGGGTGGCTCTTTCATAGGTTTTCGTCCACGATCTGCCTTTGGTGTATCGTCTACAACCTCAACTTCAACGTCATCGTCCTCCTTGATTGGAGCTTTAACCTTTTCTGGCTCTGCGGGTTTTTCTTCCTCAACCTCTACTTCTACACTATTAGAAGAATCTAGTTTTTCTGCACTAGATGGTTCCACATCAATCTTATCGTCATCCGTGTCGGGAAATTCAAATTCTACTTTTTGAAATGCCATTAGATTACCTCCTACGCACGTGTAATACCACGAGGATCAGCCACAACTGCCTCGATGTTATCATCATTCATTAAACGGTACTCCATACCATCTAATTTAAACCTAGTGCCTGAGTTCATACGAAACATTACATAATCACCTTGTTTACACCATGGTCCATTTGGAAATCTATCTGTATCGGCATAGGCTTGTGGACCTACATCCATAACAAGCCCGATAATAGACATTATATGGTCTAAATCTTTTTCCTTATCAGATTTAAGAATACTTGACCCTTCATAAGTTTCAGAGGCTTTTGGTAGGGCAATAAGTATTTTGTATCCCGCAGGGGTTGGAAGCTGTGCCTCAAACTCCTGTTCTTTCTTTATTTTAATCGCTGCTTCAGTCATTATCATTTTCCATGTAGTTACGCGAGAGGTCTTCTACATAACGTTTGCAGGCTTCAAGACCCCGAATTAAGCCTACAACTTCCCTGTAATCAGCATACTCTTTTGGAGATCCACCACATACAAAGGTTTGTGCAGACGAGATTTCCTCGTCGATATTTTTAATAAGCACGTCAAAGACGGTAGTTGCCATAAATTACTCTTCAGCTCCTTTTTTAGATTGTGTTATCTTCGCCATCTCCACAGCATTTTTAACCTGTGCTTCACGGCGTGCCCGATCCATCTCTACCCCCTTTACTTCGGCGTCAATGGCGAGTTCTGTTTTATCTACATTAAGTTCTTCTGCTTTAATCATCGCATCAGTTGCAGTTTTGGCTTGTTGTAGTTTAAGTTGCTCCGCTCTAAGGACAGCATCAGCCTGATCCTTGGTTTTCTTACGCTCAACTTCTTGTGCTTTAATTTGAAGTTCAGCCTGTTGCATTTGTAACACAGGATCTTTTGCTTGTTCTTGTGCTTTCTTCTGAGCAGCCTGTTGTTGGTGTGTCTGAGTAAGCTGTCTACCTGCATCAGCCACGAGCCGAGAAAGTTGTACCTCAATATCTTCTGGTAACTCTTCGTTTGGTGAAGGTAACGGAGCACCCAACTTCTCCTCAATCTGAGAACGATACTGAAACCCAAGATGTTCAGCAATATGTGCCTGCAATGAAGCAAGAATCTGCTTGGCTTGCGGGTTTTGCCCGATCATCTGCGCAATCATAGGATCTTGTAGGAATGACATATGTGCAGCGATGTGTGCTTGGTGATCTTGGTAGATAAACGCTCGCATTGGCTTACCAACCAAGGCATCCATGTTCTCACTAACAGGATCAGTCGGTTTCGCATCTTCCTTAGTGGGTACGATTTTATCTGCGTTCTTAATACCCAAAACCTCCATCATCTCTCTATGTAAGACAGGTAGGTTGTATATTTGAGGCGATTGCTGTGCCATTTGCAGCACTGCTTGATACTGAACAACACGTTGCGCCATTGTAGAAGAGTTTGGATCGCTGACAGGAATAACGTCTACCATCATGTAATCTAGTTGACGCGCACTTACTTCCCCACGTTCAGGTAGGTAAGAGTACTCAGTAGGGGCATGTTCAGCAATAATGGCTTTCAGCAGCTTAAATTCTTGCTTCATAGCGTAGTGAACACGCGCTTGAACCGCTGCCATGGGCTTCAACGTGCGCTCCAGTAGAGCCAATGTTGTACCCACAGGCGCATTTGCGGACATATCTGAGATATTTAGGTCTGAAATAGCCCCTAATCTGCGCCCTTCTTGAGTAATACGGTCTAACAAAGTAAGGAGTGTTTGAGACGGCTCTTTATACGGTAAAGTCATGATATTATCACGAATACTACCAGACGGCACGTCTACATCCTTAAACTCACCTGGTTCAATGGGTGCATCGTCGCCTTTGATACGCAAACCACGTGTTTTCAAACCCCCCGGCAGGTTAGATAGCGTACCTGCGTCCACTAATTGACGAATCAGAGACGTTCCTGCGCGAGAATACCCTCCAATAATGTGAATTAGCCCCAATCCATAGAACCCAAACCCCGGAACATAAGGGTAATGCACAAAAAATTGATTTTTTAGTGTCAGTGCGCTGCCTTCTTCGTAGTTTCTACGCACTGCCAAGACTTCCCCTGACCCACGTTCTATAGTAACTACATATGGCTTGGGTAAATCTTCCTCATCGTCAATTCCCGGTATGTTCATCTCAACATGACACTCGTATAACGCGTATCTGTTGTCATCAGTAAGGCTATACCCGCCTTCTTCAGCTTTTTTCTCCTCAATATCTGAGTGATAGGCTTGCGGTTCTCCTAGATCCACCTCTTTGTAGAACCCACCAGCCTGTAATTTCATCATTTCGTTCTTAGTTTTACGCATAACATGCGTAACACGCTCGGCTGTCTCTAAATGACTCGCTCCATAAGGCACAATTACATCTTCTGCGGGTATATACACAGAGACTTGACGCCCCATATTTGGGTCAAAGTACACTTTTTTAAACGCAGAGCCTGATAAACCAAGGCTATAAAGCATTCTTTCGTGTTCTGAACGGTATTCTACCATACGTTCAGTGATTTCGTAGTTCATATCCGCTTTTACACGTTCAGCGGCTTCGGTTTTATCCTTGGTTTCGTCTCCAAGTACTTTAACTTTTACAGGCCCAGCGGCTGGAAATGTCTCCGACATAGTTTCTGCTTGGAATCTGATCGCGGCTTCTGCAAGAATTGTGGAAAACACTCCGCACGCCCCGTCCCAAGGCTGTGTTCGCTCTTCATATTTGAAGCCTAACACGTCCAAACCTTGTACATACGCATCAACCCAGTCTTTCCGGCTGTCCATATCAGCCTCAATTAGCCCAACTAAGTCGTCAGATAGCGTGCGGAGATCACCGTCTTCCATAAAATCTGCAAGATTAGCGTTAAAATCTGCCATATCAGATAGTCCGGCATCAGGTACAAGAGTAACTTCCATGCCTCCATCGCTCAATGTAACTGATTCGGGATCAACAATCTCAATATCTAGATCAACTTCTTGACCTTCTTCCATTTCTTCGTCCATCCCAAGTGGGGCAGAAAATATTCCTTTTTCAATAGCCATAGGTTACCTCTTAATAATAGCCGCCCCGGCGCTGTTTAAAATATTGCATTTCCTCTGGTTCGTCGGTGGGCAGGCGGATAAACCCTCCATTGCGAAAACGCATTAATGCCATCACTGTAGCATCAACTAAGTCATCATGCGACATAAAAGGAAACCCCGCTATCTCCTCTACGACTTCTTCAGCCCATCGGGTCTCTGGAACCCAACATATTTCTGATGCCACAATATCTGCCACTGAGTTCAGCCGTGCAAGTTTATCTCCCGAACCACGGTGCGGTGTAAACTCTTGTACAGGTATACCCATGCGGCGCATCTCCTGATAAAGCGCGGTACCCGCACTCTTTTTCTCTACAATAAACGCATCTGGCTCCCATTCATCGTAAGAGTCCATTGCAACACGTTTAAGCTCAGGAAATTCCATACGCTCTTTTATACTATTTAACAATATTATATTGTGTGCCCCGGTCTCTTCGTTGAGGAACACACCCCAAGTTGTTATAGCCGTAAAGTCAGCGCGGTTATGTGTTTCTGCCGCTGCGTCCAGCGACATGATAATATACTCACACGTGGGAGGATCGTCCTTCTCCCATATCTGCCACCACTCACGTTTGATAAGTGCGGCTTCTTCGGCGGTGGGTTGCTGCTGATACTGAGCATTCCACTGAAATACAGGCATAGAGGCTTTTGTACGCTCAAGTGCTGCCATATCAAAGAACTCAGGCCATAACGGCTTATACTCCACCTCCTTAGTCTTTTTATTTGTAATATCCAGTATCGCAGGGAACTCTACGACTTCGTATTGATCTGCTTTATCATTCTTTGCCATGTCTCTTGTCACACGACCTGTTAAGTCGTCGAGGTGCCAACGTGTCTGGATAATCGCAACCCGTCCACCCGGCATAAGACGTGTCCGAGCGCCGAACGTAAACCACTCGTATGCGCGATCAAACACCTCGAAGTTACCGTTCAACACATCTTGCTCTGAGTGAGGGTCATCCACGAGGAGTAAGTCGGCACCTCGACCCGCGATGGAACTACCGATACCACAGGCAAAATATTCCCCCTTGTGGTTTGTGTTCCATCTCCCTGCAGACTTGCTGTCTATGGCTAGCGAGACTGTAGGAAATACTTCTTTGTACCCATCTGTTGCGATCAGGTTTCTAACCTTCCGCCCAAAATCCACCGCTAAGTCTGTGGTGTGTGACACCATCATGACCTTTTTGTCAGGGTTTCGTCCAAGAAACCAAGCAGGATAGAAGATAGAGACTAACTGTGACTTGCCATGACGTGGTGGCATGTTAACACATATCCTGTCTTTCACACCTTTCTCGATGTCCATGAGCATGTTTGCCAGTAGTCTGTGATGCCTACCTACAATATAGTTAGGGTCCATCTTCTTACAAAACGCCAACAAGTCATCATAAGACGCTTGGTTTGCATTTCTAGCGGCAAGCTCATCGACCATGCGGTCTATCTCGGCTACCTCTTCCGGCGTGAACGCGTCGAGGTTACTGAGCATATGCTCAATCTCTTCCTCGGTAAAGTCCAACACCTTATTCATCTACTACACCTAGTTCCTTATCCACATCTATAAAGTCTGCATCTATAACTACCGCATCTTCTACATGTTCTACAGGCTCAGTTAACTTTTGTAACTTTTTTCGTAGCTTCTCTTTCAAGTCGTCTGTTGTCTGATGCGTAATTGTAACTTCGCTTTTCTCTGCAAACAGCCCCACATCACTTATCTTACCCAACAACTCCAACGCTTTTATTCGTACTCGCGGATCAGGGTTCTCTGTCTCCAGTATAAGTTTGTTTGTAACCAAATGTCTTACAGTCACAGCAGAATCGACGACACTTCGACCAAATTCATCCAAGATTCCATGTGTCTGCTGTATCACTGCCGGGGTAAGTTTAGCAGCACGTTTATCTGTAACAGCTTTAGATGTCTTATCTGGGTCGGCAGCAGTATCTCTGTCCTCATCTGTAATATCTACGTCTAACCCGTGAGTTGAGAGGAGTGAAATAGTCTTGGCACACGCTGCGGCGCGGTCCTTTAAGTCTATTTTTGGCGCTCGTTTATCAACTGGCACCCCAGTCTCTGGTGTTATTTGTAGCGTCATCTCTTATCGCAGGCTAGTTGCCGATATCACGACCTTACTTCTTAAAATATAATTTCGCAAGACTCTGTAGCATAGCAATTTTTTATGCAGGATACTTTTAGGTACCATTGACGGGGGGTGTTTCTGTGTACGCCGTCGCAGATGGACCGGCGGTAAAATGCTAAGTCTTTGATTTTATTTACTTTTTTGTGGAACTGACGCGGTGAGATGCGATTTATTTGTGTAAATTAGTAATACATAAGGAAGTGTGGAATCCTAAACAGTCAAAGGCGGGGTGGGGGTGGGGTATGGGTAGCGTTACGGGATTTTTGTTAGTGCTCCACTAACAAGATTGTAAACAGTAGCAAGTACTATCAAGTATTATTATCTGGGCGTTATCTATTGTTAGTGGGCCACTAACATGGCATAAGTTGTTTATCGACAGGCAATTCTGCTTGCGATTTAACGTCATATGAAAGGTTTATACCATGACAAACAATACTACTACTTGGGCCGTTGAAGCCTCATTTAATGCAATGACTGCTGCTGTTGAAGCAAAGCGCAAAGCAGATAATAAAATGGATAGCGCCATTGATGTGCTCTGGGCTAATGGCGCAAGGTCAACTGATATGATTTCGCCAGATAGCAAAGACCGCAAGGATGGCAAGGTATCAACTGCCACCAAAGAAGATTACGCCAAGGCAAAATCTGCTGTAGTCGCGGGATTTACCAAGGCTGTACAGCAATTGTTGGACAAGCCTACTAAGTCGTTAGAAGATATCGACAAGGCAAACAAGCGCTATTGGCAACAACAAATTGGCGCAAGGCTTAAAGATTTTTTCGATGGTTTAGAAAAGCGCGAGGCTGCAGCTAACCCCGAGGCTAATACAACCCAGCCAAAAGTGACCAAGCCTGCAATTGAAAAACTTGGTGATGCCATTGATACTGCCGAGAGAATACTGCAGGGTGACGGCGTTTTTCCAGATTGGTTTGACGTACCTACCGCGACTAAAACAATCCAAACCTTTCGCAAGGTTTACAAACTAAAAACCAAAAACAAACCAGTATCAATTGATGCTATCGTTTAACACTCTCGCCCAATCACTCCGGTGGTTGGGCATTTTTTTGTGCCCAATGATGCCAGTTCTTAGAGTTGCGTAACGCCCGACAAGGTGCTATACACACAGTGCATTGCTAGACAACACCTACTGCCCCACGTCATGTGGGGCTTTTTTTGTTAGTGATACACTAACAAGTGATGCCAGTTCTTAGAGAAGCGTAGCGCCTAATAAGTTAATGTTAGTGACACACTAACACGCCACCACGCTAAGTTATTGATTTTAAAGTAATGTTCGTAATGTTCGAAAAATAAATTGCTTTGTTCGCAGCTAAGTCATTGAAATCATTATAATGTTCGTAATGTTCGCAAATTTTTAATATATGTCTCTGAAACTGTTCCCCCCTCTTTTGCATATGCAATGTGCGTCCTCACCACACACTGTAACGTTTTATAGAGCTATATATAAATATATAAATAAATAGAACATTCGAACATTCTTTTATTTACAAGCACTTACGCTGACCACTATTAGAACATTACGGAACATTACATCACCTACCATTATATGACACTACTCACCATTACTTGACATAGCCTGTAACTTGTGATATTATATAAGGACAATGACAGACTTAACCACATACCACTTGATACTAACAGCTAACTCTGTTAGTGTCCCACTAACAAGGATTACAAGAACATGACAGATACCGAACTTTCCAAGCTATGCGCTGACTATGTCGCCAACGGCAACTTTGTCCATCGTGTACGCAAAGGTTATCGTGGTCTCAACCAAGACCAGCGGCGTGCGCTATCGCATGACACACGTGAACCTATCACGCTGTATCACAATATGCACAAGAACAACCCACACACTTGCAAGCGTTGGGGTGACCAATGACAGACGATATCTGGTTCAAAGTATTAGTGCGTGTAGCCGAACTCGTTGCGGTATTGGCTCTCGTATTCTTGCTGTTTGCAGGGTTGGCATTCGCGCCGTTTCTCGACAGCTTAGTCTTAGGCACACAGGAGGTAAAGCCATGACACAGTATAACAACGCATACGCAACCTGCACCGAGTGTGGTGATCCGTTCCCCGAACGCCGCCGACAGATCGGTTACGATACATGTCTCGAGTGTGGAGACATGCAAGCACAAGAAGAGAGATTGGGTTGGACAATCGTGCCAACACCGAAAGGACACTACACACGTGTCACAAACAAAGAGGAACTAAAACACCTCAATCAGAAACGTTAGTGGATCACTAACAGAAATGGAGAAAACAATGAACGTAATGAATGGAAATAAAAGTGATATGGAAGCAAACATAGCGGCTGTCGCAAAGGAGAAAAACATGCCTATCGTAAACATAGACGCTGCACCAGAGGCGGCAGCACCCACAATCTCGTCGAGTTCAATGCTCGTCGAACTAAGTGTATCGCATTGGACAGGTCGCAAGCTAGACCGCCGCGCATCCAAAGAAGTTACCACGCAAAACCACGCAACATCAGGTGTGGCGAACGTAAACAAAAAGCTACTGGGTGACTGCGCCGAACTATCTGCGGTACAGAAGTTTGTCGGTAACTCACGCAACGTACACTACGGCATGACAATGCCATGGTCGGATACTGGTCTGCGTCTGTTACCCACGGCTCAGTATTTCAAGTACAACGAGGCAATGACTGCGGTGCAAGACGAGTTCAATCGTCTGGTCGATAACTTTCTTGACGCATACGACTGGGAAATCACGCAAGCACAAGCCAAGCTTGGTGACTTGTTTCACCGTGATGACTATCCCACCATCGAGGCGTTGCGACAGAAGTTCAAGTTCCGTCTGACATACATACCGCTACCCGATGCAGGTGATTTTCGTATCGACATAGCCAACGAAGCAGCGGACGAGATCAAGGAACACTATGTAAGTTATTACAGTACACAACTGAGTAACGCTATGAACGACGTGTGGTATCGCACACATGACGTGCTCAAACGTATGTCGGAGCGTCTGGACTATGGTGACAACGAGAAGAAGAAAGTATTTCGTGACAGTTTGGTCGAGAACGTGTCCGAGATGGTTGAACTCTTGCGCGTGTGTAATGTGACAGGTTCAACACAAATGACAGCCATGGCTGACAAGTTAGACGATGCACTCAATGGTGTGACGCCTGACGCCTTGCGTGAGGATGAATACTTGCGCACCGAAACTAAACGTGCGGTGGACGAAGCAATCGCACAGCTACCATCATTGGATATATAAGGAGAAAAACAATGAGCAATGCACAACAAATGTACGCACTTAATCTAGATCAAATTCTAGAGGGTGTCGAAGCAGGTGGTAACAAACGTACCACACTGGTACAAGGTCACATGGGTACTGGCAAATCGTCACTACTCACTGAGTTGTCAAGACGTAATCCTACGCATACCGCGTGTTACTTTGACTGTACCACAAAAGACTTGGGTGACATTACGCTACCCAACATCAAGACCGCTGATGGTCAAGGTTTTGTTAGTTACGCCACTAACGAAGAATTGGGTGCACACATCAACGCGCCTATCATATTGATGATCGACGAGTATGGCAAAGCTAATCCATCAGTGAAGCTCGCACTGTTACGTCTTATGCTAGAACGTAAGATCGGATCGTACGCACTGCACCCTGACAGTATCGTGTTCGCAACGACGAACCTTGGCGCAGAGGGTGTGGGTGACTTGTTACCACCACATGCACGTAACCGCATCACGGTGGTGACTGCTCGCAAACCGAGCAACCTTGAATGGATTGAGTGGGGCATCAACAACGACATTGACCACACATTACTTGGTTGGTGTAAAGACAACCCACAACTATTCTTGTCATTCGAGGACGTAAAAGATCCAGACGAGAACCCATACATCTACCATCCGAAGTCACAACGTGCGGCGTTTGTCACACCGCGTTCACTCGAAGCCGCATCTGATTGGCTCAAGGTGCGTGACAAGTTTGATGACCAGACCCTGACCGCTATGCTCATGGGTACAATCGGTGACCGTGGCGCGATGGACTTGATGGCGTTTGTCAAACTGGCTGACCAACTGCCTAGCTTACAGTCAATCAAAGATGATCCGAAAGGCGCAAAAGTACCCGACAGTGCCGCAGCCGTTTGTATGGTGGTGTATCGCACCCTAGCAAGTTTAGAGAAAGAATGGCTCAATGCTTGGATGGATTACTTGCCACGTCTCGACAAAGAGGCACAGGGCATGTTCGCCAACGGTGTACGTGCGCCGAAGTACAGTAAGCAGTCAATGGTTATGACCAACAAAAAGTTCACGCAGTGGGCTATGGCAAACAACTACATGTTCGCCGCAGATAAAGTATAAGGAGTACAACAATGAAAAAGAAAAAGTGGGAAGTTACTTGTATAGTAACAATGGATGTCAAAGCCGACAGCGACGATGATGCTTTGGATTATGCAATGGAAAATGTGATTAAGCATTTGAATAACGCTGCTTGGACGGTAGAGGAGCTAACAAAAGAAAAAGAAAAGCAGTGGGATAAGATATTTGAAGAAATGATGAACATAGAGGAGAACGAAAATGTTAACCATAGGTAAACAACTTACACCAGAGCAACGTGTATCGAAGGCAGTCGTGGATATCATGGCTAACCCGAAGTATGCCGCACTTGCAGGTGTATTGATGATCGGTGAGCGTAGGGTTGAGACTGACCCTACCAAATGCCCAACCGCATACACGAACGGTAAGAACGAGGTGTACGGTGCGAACTTCATTGTCGATTTGAATGACAAACAGCTACGGTTTCTTGTACTGCACGAAGTGTATCACAAGTTATACCGTCACCTTACAACGTGGCAACATCTGTACAAGGAAGACCCTGACTTGGCTAACATGGCATGTGACTATGTTATCAACGTCAAACTGGTGGATGACAATACTGATAACTTTGCAACGATGGATGGTAAGTTAGAGTGTGGTTGCTTTGACGAGAAGTATCGTGGGTGGGACAGCGCACAAGTGTTCAACGATCTGAAGAAAAACGGTGGCGGCAATGGCGGCGGTGTCAATGGTGGTAACCGAGGCGGCAGTGGTGGTAACCGAGGTGGCGCGGGCTTTGACGAGCATGGATGGGAAGACGCTAACGAGTTATCACCTGATGAGCAACGTGAGCTTGCCCGGGAGATAGATGAAGCCATACGTCAAGGCGCACTCGTCGCAGGTAAAACTGGGAGTGGTGGTGACCGTGACCTTGTTGAACTGCTCAAACCACAAGTGGATTGGCGTGAGGTATTGCGTGACTTCATCACATCTACGTGCGCAGGTAATGACTACTCAACATGGCGCAAGCCAAACCGCAGATACATTGGCGCAGGTATCTACATGCCAAGCGGTATCAGTGAGAAGGTCGGTGAGTTGGTCGTGGCTATCGACACGTCTGGTTCTATCGGACAACGTGAACTGTCTGTCTTCTTATCAGAAGTTAAGGAGATATGTGACACGGTGCACCCCGAGGCTATTCGTCTGTTGTATTGGGACACCGAGGTATGCGCGGACGAACGCTACGCAGACGATGAAATCGAAAACCTAGTACAGTCTACTAAGCCGCAAGGTGGTGGGGGTACGGACGTAAGGTGTGTTACCGAGTACATCACACAGAAACAAGTCAAGGCGCAAGCGTGTATCGTGCTCACTGACGGGTATCTGTACGGTGGTTGGGGTCAATGGAACATGCCTGTGCTCTGGACAATCATGGACAATGACAACGCCAAGCCAGACTGTGGCAAAACTGTGCACGTCAAAGGGAGGAACATGTGATGGCAGAGCAGCGTATACTTAAAGAGCCTACTATGGCTGTGGCTGACGAAAATGATGAGGGGAAGTTACAACTAGAAAGTGGGTACGTGCCAGAGATTGGCAATCGTGAAGGGTTTATTGAAACTATTGAAGACACTCTCCGCGCATACCGACATATAATAGATACTGGTGACGGAGAAACGTTTGGATTTGATGAGAAACTAGCAATGCGAGAGGTGGTGCAGCGTCTCAAAATAAGTGATCTGTATTATATGGGTGACGAGTTTACCGATATGATAAAGGATTACGGAGATCAATTTGATGATGTCGAGTTTAATGAGATACGTCTTAGTGAGTTTACACGTCCTCCATCAGAGTTGTGTTATATACGGTTGAGTGAAATAACTAGACATGTGGGCGTAAGAAATTCTGGTGTGCTTACTCAATACTTTGAGGATGGTGTTACTTCCGTCATGCTTGCCGCTCCCCTAACCAAGCCAGTATCTATCGGAGGGTATCATCCAAAGAAAGGGCTTATGTTTCAGGGAGATCAGACTAATGTTAAAGATTGGCCCGAAGAAAAAGTAAATGCGTACTCAAACGTATTGATATCTGTGGCAGGTGCGTTTGAACTTATCAACAACCCACGGTTTGTAATATCCGAAGCCGCAGGTACA